GTGGGCTCCAAGCTGACAACCGAGCAGGCCAAGGCCATCGCCAGCCAGACGCTGGGCAAGGCCGCTGCAGACTACACCGCCAAGACGGGTCTGGCCATGGGCCGCGAAGGTTTCACCGAAGTCGTGCAGCAGTCGCTTGAGCGTTTGCAGGCAGGCCTGAACATTGCGGACCCCGAAGCCCGTGAAGAGTACATCGAGAGCTTCATTGGCGGTGCGGTGTTGGGCGGCGCTATTGCCCCTGCCGGTCGCTACATTGAGCGCAGCGGAGCCAAGACACAGGCAGCCCGAGCCGAGCGCAACGTGGCAGCCAAAGAAGCCGCCGAGCAAGAGCGTGTTGCCGCCGAGAAAGAAGCGGCTGAGCGTAAGACACCTGAGTACGCGCTGAAGATCGTTAATGAACAGACCGCGCTGGAGCAAGAGAAGGTTGCGTTAGACCAACAGATTCGCAAGATCAGCAAGGACTCTCTTACCGAAGCCGAGGACAAAGCGTTCAACAAAGAGATCAACGCCAAGCTCCAAATTAATGCGGCTGCTCGAAACGAAAATGCCTCAGAAGTTTCCCGCGTAAAGCAGTCCGGCCTGTACCAGCAGGCATTGGAGCGTGCCCGCGTTGCAGGCATGGACCCCTTTGACTACATGGTGGAGCAGTCAAAGACGGTCAGCAACAAACCCGCAAAGGTTGCGGAGCCTGATCTTGAAGGCTACTACGATCCGCAAATCATTGTGCCAAGCGAAGAGCGCCGCAAAGCAGAAGAAGCAGAGCGTGCCCGCGTGGCAGAAGCGGAAGAAGCAGAGCGTGCCCGCGTTGCGGCTGTCCCCGTCGCATACGCTGCTGAGCGTATGGAGCTGGCGCGCACCCAAACGTACGACCCGACCGCGCAAGACTATGCGGACTACTTGCTGCAAGACCCGTACAAAGCGTTGCTGGTGATTGAAACCAAGACACCGCTGCCCGGCCTGTCTGCCAGCGAAAGCCGCCTGATCCTGAACGACGTGGCTAAGAAGATCAAGGCAATGAGCAAAGAAGAGCTGGCAGCACGTCAGACAGAGCTACAAGGCCAACAGGTGAGCGCAGAACCTGTAAACCCCATGGCCGCGTTCATGGAGCAGTCCGATGTGCTGGATGTTGACCGCCGCCAAGGAGTGACCGATTCCGATATTGCTTTTGCTGAGCGCCAAGCGGTGATGCCGACACAAACCGTCACCCAAGGTGAGCTGTTTGGCGGTGCTGCGCAGCGCGTCAACATGCCCCAAACCGGGACTCCGGTGGACATCAACGCTCAGATTGCTGATTTGGAAAAACAGCTGGATGTGGCCAAGAGTTATGGCGCACCTGACTCTGCTACCCGCCCAAGCGATCGTGAAGGCCGACGTGCAAACCGCGAACGCGTGTCTGACCTCATAGAACAGATCAAGGATTTGAAAGCACGTCAGGCCAAGATTGAAGCGGGAGCCCCAATGGGGGGCGACACTGACGCCGTACGTGCGTACATTGCCGCCGGAACTCCCGAGCGTGCCCCCAACCAGACAGTTGAAGATTGGTATGCCAGCCTGCCAGAAAACGCAGGCACCATGTCAGCACTGCCAGAGCAAGAAAAAGCCCGACGCGAAGCAGCGGACGCCCGCACTGCTGCGGCACAAGATGTCATCCTGAATCGCCAACAAGACCGGCGTGAAGCGGTTGTCGGTAACCTGCTCAAAGAAATTCAGTTGGTGCGTGGACGTCTCAAACCTGAGACCATTACGCAGATTGTCAGTGACGTTGATGCCATCCTCAACAAACCTGAAGACTCCGATGCTGCGTTGCAGGCTTTGGATGATCTGAGCGCTCGCTGGCGCGCAGGCACGCAACGTGGCACATACGGCGCTGCGACTCCAACTCCGACACAGACTTCCAAGGACATGTTGCTCGATCAGATGGATCGTGTCTTTGCCCAACGCGAGCGCTATGCCCCGGAAGTTATGCGTTTGTTGGAACAGGTTGCCGAAAACTTTAATGCGTTTGCCGCTAACACTGATCGCCGCAACATGGTGGCGGAATGGTTGCATCGCGTGTCTGTTACTGGGCGTTCCGATTTGGCTCGCGTTGAAGAGATTCGCGGTGCGTTGAGCACACTTGAAAAAGCCGCAACTGACGATAGCAAACAGTTGGAGCTGGGCGCTGAACTCATGCCAGAAGCCGTCGCTCCTCAGTCTGAGACCCGTGTGGTCAAAGGCAAAGTGCAGTACGTCTCTCCCGAAGACGTTGGCCCGCTGCAAGGCTCCGCCGCTGAGCGTTACGCGCCAATTCAAAAGGGCGTCATTTTTGATACGCCTGAAGAGCTTGACCGCTACTTGGCCAGCGACTACTTGAAAGAAGCGCGGGAGAACCAAGGCTTAGCCCGTGAGACGGTGTCCCGTTTAAGCAGACAAGTCACAGAGTACGAGACCAAGATTGCGGACACGCAAAAGCAAATTGACGCGCTGCAAGAACGCAGGTCGGAGCTTCAAACCGTGCAAGTGTCTGAGCGCCGTGCCGCTGACAAAATTATTGCCGACACAGAGGTTCAACTTGCCGATTTGCTTACGCAACTGGCCGACGACCTTGGCTCAATCCGCATGGCGTACGAGCAGGCGGAACTCAATCTGGCTGCGGCCGAAGCACGCTCCGAAGAAACCAGCCGACTGATTGCCAACAACATTGCCAGCTTTGAGTACATGGACAACAAGGTGGTCCGTGCTGCGGAAGCCACTGTTGCCGCAAAAGCGGAACTGCGCAAGGCCCGCAACAAGTTGGGCAGTCTGGAAGAAAAGCGCCCTGCCATTGACGAAGCACAACGCAAAGTGATTGACGCTTTGCAGCGCCAGCGCAACCCACTCTTGTACGAGATGCAGGAGAAGATGCAGGACCTGCAAAAACGACAATCACTGGCGCGGGTCACGCAACCACGCACGGTTGAGCGGCTTCAAAAAGAGATTGATGCGCTGGAAGACTTGATGGACATGCAGCGGGATAACCCGTACGTGCCCTCTTCGGCCATGGTTACGTTTTTGAACAACGACCTGCAGTTGCAAATGGACGCCATGCAAGACCGCCAAAAGATTGGTGCCGCCAAACGCTCTGTCCTCCACTTCAAGAAAAAGCTGGACAAAGCGGCTGCCGATTTGAAGGTGGACATCTCTACGCACCCCGAAGTCAAAGCGCTGCGCGAACAGGTTGGCATTGCCAAAGAACTCGGCACCGCCGGGCTGCGCGGCGTAGAAGGTGAGCTGGCACTGTTGGACTCCGAGATCGAGAAGGCCCAGCTTGCACAACAGGCTACCCAGCGCCAAGCGGACAACATTGAAGACCAGATCATCCGTGCTGGGGAAGAGCGCACCTTTGCCGGGCAGCTTGCCGCTGGTACTCCCGATACCCGCTCAGCGCTTGACCGTGCCGAGGCATTGGCCAAAGACAAGCAAAAGTTGGAAGAGTTTCAAAGCCGCACTAAGCGCCTTGCTGCACTGCCCGGTCAGCGCATCGACTTCAGCAAGCGTCAGGAAATGTTTCAGATGGTCAATGCGGCCACCGAAGACTTTGCTCAACTAGACGCAGACATAGAGGCTTTGCGTGAAGGCGTTGAAGAGCTGCAAGTGCGCGACCATTTCATGCACGAAGAGATGCTGGACCTGCAAGATCAGGCTAAGTCGTTCCGTGGCCCACGCAAGAACAGCAAGGCGGGCAAAGAACATTTTGCCAAGATGGAAGAGCACAAGAAAAAAATGGAGGAGAACAACAAGCGCATCCAGTCTTTGCGCGACTCCATCACGCAGTATGAAAAGACCCGCGCCACCAAGCAGGTGGCCTTGGCCAAAGCTGAACAGGCCATGTCCAGCGACCCCGAGGTTTATCAGGAGATTACAAAAGCCATCGACGCCCGGATGGATAAGCTGGACAAGACCATTGCAGGCAAGCAAGCTGCTGTTGTCAAAGCGGATGCCGCTATTCTGGATATGGCCCGCGACATCAAGGCCAAAGCAGACGCCGGTAAAACAGCGCCAGAGAAGCTGGCCAAGATGCGCGAGCGCCTCAAAGTGCTCAGGGCTTCACAAGCTGACCGCAACAAACACCTGAAAGAGTACCTCAAGGAACGCGATGTACTGAAGGCGCGTCGTTCAAACCGCTTGGGCATTAAACGCACGTTGGCCAACATCGACGCACTGAAAGAAGAGCGTGATACCGCTCAGGCACGCCTGCGCACACAGCGCAGCATCGTCAACAGCAAGGATGCAACAAAAGCAGAAAAAGCTGCCGCTGCCAAGGAAGTGGAAACACTGACGGAATCCGTAGCAGATTTGAACAAGCGCATCGAGGCTCGTCCAAAGAAGGCCACCCTCACTGAGCAAGAGCAGTTTGACGCCGAAGTTGAGCGCGTCAAAGAATTGGGCAAAGTCAACGATCGTTTGGAACAGCTTGAGAACGCCTTGGCTGCCGTAGAGAAGGCTCCTGCGCCTGCAGAGGGCGAGAAGCAGGCCGAGCGTGCAACGAAGTTAGCCAACCTGAAAGCAGCCATCAATTCGCTGCGCAATCAGCAACAAGAAGTTGCCGCCTCGCTGCAACCCAAAACAGTGGGCGCGGTGTCGCAGGCCACCAAGATCGAGTCCAGTGCCCCCGCCAAGCTCCGCGCAGGCACAGCCGAGTCCAAGGCGCAGCCCGGTGTTTCGCGTCGCCCAATTACTGAGTCACGCACGGTTGCGCAGCCCACATCTGAAAAGGCTGTAGCGGACGCCAACGCTTTTGCTCAACGTCTGGCTGACGCAAAAACTCCCGAAACACTGGACGCAGAGTTTGCTGCCAAAGAAGTTGAAACGCAGAACCAGATTATCGAAGCTGTAGAAGACAACATTGCGCGTTTGCAAATTGCAGCCGACAACCTGTCCAATGAGCTGCTGGACTTAAACAGCATCCCTGCAACCAACATGACACCTCAAAGCGCTACACGCAAAGAAAAAGTGCGCGATGACTTGGGTTACGCCGAGCGGATGCTTAACGGAGCCCTGCGCGACCGCGCACGTTTGCTGAAGGTTCAAGAAGAAGCTGAAGTTGCGGCTCCTGCCGATCAGGAAGAAGTGGGTCTGCCAAGCGGTTTCAAATCTTTTTCTGGTCGTGACACGATCGGTAACGACGACTTTGAGTTTGAGTTTTCTCGTGGCGCACCTGCTGATGGCGGGCAAACCGTTGAGGCGCTTGAAAAAGCGTTGGACAAAGTTGTGGGCGATCCCGGTGTTGCAGGCAAGCGCATCAAGATTTTCCAATCCGTCAGCGACTTGTTCAACGATCCCGCGTACAAGTACGACTACGACGGAGCTGACATTCCTGCGGACGCTAAGGCGTTTGTAAACCCGAAGAACGGGCAAGTGTTTATGTTTGCCGACAACATTGGCAAAGGCGAAGCGCTTGGCGTATTACTGCACGAAGTTGGTGTGCACATCGGATTCCGCAACCTGTTCAACAAAACGCAGTACGCACGTCTGGTATCTGCCGTAAAAGGCTGGGCAAACCGCAACGACAACTCGTTGGAGTCAAAGATTGCTAAACGCGCAGTGGCTCGCGTAGAAGCTGCCGAGACAACCGCCGACCAGTACGATGACGAGTTGTTGGCTTACGCCGTGGAAGAAGCAATCAAGGCAGGGGTCAACCCAGATGCTCTGCAAGGCGGCAGCCCGATCCGGAGCTGGCTTAAATCCGTGATGGATGTGTTGCGTAACGCGCTGTCCAAATATGGCATCAATGTGAAGACGCTGACGACTGGCGATCTTGTCAACATGGCGTATGGCGCAGCCCAATTGGAGTTGCGCGGCACATGGCACGGCAGCGATGCCGCGTTTACAGCCTTCAATACCAAGTACGCAGGAGCTGGTGAAGGGGCGTTTGATCTCCGCTTTGAGGCGGAGAAGTCACTGGGCGTGGGGCCATACACCACTCCCAACAAAGAATACGCAGAGTATTACCAACACGCAGTGCCTTTTGGTAAAGCGGCCAACGAATCTGGCTACGGTACGCAAGACTACCAAGACTACCGCGCCTTGGATGAAATGTTTTTGCGCACGCCTAACGACGTTCTTTCCACTGCGTATGTGCAGGGTAAGTTTGAGTCACGTCTGGTAACGGCTTATTTGGAGGGCGTAAGCGCGGGGCAGTCGCTTGACCCTACAAAAAACAAAAACGCACAGGAGATGTTGAACCGCTTGCAAACCGGTGCACGCACTCCTAAAGAAGAGAAAGCCGCAGCCACTTTGTCGTTGCAAAAAATCAAGGCGCTTAAAGACTACCCCTCAAAAGGCAACCTCTACCGTACGTTGGACGACATCCCTCGTTCGCGCATCTATTCCGTAAACTCAAACTTGAAAGTTGGCGAACGTCCCGCGCTCGACGCATTGCTCCAAAAATACGGCGACGACTGGGCAAAACGTACCGCTAAAGAAACAGGCTCGTATCCCGCCAACACGGTGTTTTTTAGCATGCGGGAAAAAGTAGGCATCAAGAAAACCACGGAGCTTCTAAAGGCTGCAGGGATTGATGCCATCGAACAAAACAACGAGCGCGGGAAATTTGTTGAGCGTGCGTACATTGACCAAGCGCCAGAGATTCTTGGTATAAATCTTAAGCCTGTCGGTCCGGCCGCAGGCAAAGGCCGTCCCGGTGCCGGAACCTTGCTGTTCTCTCGCGGTGCCCCCGCCGACGCACTGGAGTCGCTGTCGAAGAAAATCATTGCACAGCCCAAGACGCTCAAGGAAAAGCTTGGCAGCAACCTTGCGCTGCAGCTTGAAATGCAGGGCGTGGATATGCGTGCGGGCCTGCGCGACACACTCAAGTTTGGTGACGACACTTTGTTCACTCAGGCCATGTACCACGTGCGCAAAGCTGAGCAGAAGATGGCGCAGATGTTCACCGTGATGAACAGCGGCCCGCTGGTGGCGTACAAAGACTCCAAGGGGCTGACTGGCTACCGCAGCTCAAACCAGAACAGCGCCCGGGAAGTGTTTGATGCTATTTCCGACATCCCTGTGGACAACCCGCAGCTGAAAACCGATCTTGCGCAAACGTATTTGGTTGCAGTTCGTGCCAACAACAAGGGTTTGCCCAAGCTGGACTTGGGGGCGATGGAGCTGAAGCAAGCAGACTTGGACGCTGCCTTGGCCGCAGCCGAAGCCAACCCTGCCTTGAAATCTGCGCTGGAGAACGTGCGCCGCAAGTACAGCGCGTACAACAAAGGCATGATTGAGTTTCTTGCCAGCACGCAACGTATTACCAAAAAAGAAGCGGCGGACTTGCTCAAGGAAGGCGACTACGTGCCTTTCTACCGCGTGGACAAAAACGGCAAAGCCGACTTGGTGTTCAACAACAACGTCAAGTTCAACGTGGGCGACATTCGCCGTCAGCCATACCTTGCAGAACTCAAGGGCGGCGACACAAAACTGTTGCCGCTAAACGAAGCCATCCAGCGCAACACGCTGCTGTTAACAGACATGGCGCTGACCAACAACGCTGCCAAGAGCGTGGCGTACGGCCTGCAGGCGCTGGGCAAAGGCAAAGGCCCTGTCGACCCAAAGACAGGCAAACCCTCGAACGTAATGGCCATCAAGAAGGGGTTTGGCCCTGACGATGCCAAAGTCATCCGGTTCTACCAAGAGCCAGACCCAAGTGACCCAAAAGACGACGGCAAGCGCCACATCATCGTGGACACCGAGGGCACGCTTGCCGAGGGCATCCCCGCCGAACTGGTTGTGCAGAGTCTGGAAGGCGCGAGCCTTGCGTTGCCCGGCTTCTTTAAATTGGGCGGTATTGCTGCCGACTGGTTGCGTGCTGGCGTAACCCGCACACCCTTGTACATTGCCCGCAAGCTGCTGCGCGAACCCATGGCCGCTTCGTTTACCGGCGGCTTGGAGTCGAACGCGTTCTCCTCTGTCTTCAAGGCGGGCGCTGAGTTCTTGCGCATGAGCGCTGGCAGCAGTGACGCGCAGGCCAAGCTGGTTGAGAAGGGTTTGATCCAGTCCAACATCTTCGCAGGCGACATGTCGGACATGAAGAAGATGGCGCTCCAGCTTGCCAGCGGCAAAGACCAGAGCGCATGGGAAAAAGTGTTTGCTGCAGCCGACCGCTACGCCATGCGGGCTGACGCCGCCACACTGGCGCTGGTGCTCAAGAACGCTGAAGCCAGCGGGTTGTCCGAAGTCGAGGCTGACATGGCCACGATGGAGTCGATGAACTTCTACAAGCGGGGGCTGTCTCCCACCTTGCAGTACGCCAGCCGCCTGATCCCGTTCTTCAACGCACAGATTCAGGGCCTGAACGTGTTGGTCAAAGCCGCACGCGGCAACATGCCGTTTGAAGAGCAGCAAGAGATCAAGCGCAAGTTCCTCAACAACGCGCTTCTGTTGACTTTTACTGGTGTGGCATACGCCATGGCCATGGAAGACGACGAGACCTTCCGCAACGCACGCCCACGGGACAAGTACTCCAACTTCTTCATGCCAATCCCCGGCGTGGACGAGCCACTGAAGCTGCCGATCCCGTTTGAAGCAGGCTACTTCTTCTCGCTGGCTGTGGCGGCTGTGGACAGCATGCGTGCCGAGACCGACGGCAAGGCGCAGTGGCAAGCCATCCGCGATCTGTTTTTGGGTTCTATCCCCGGCTACTCGTCCGCGTTCGTGCCGCAGATTGTCAAGCCTGCGTTTGAGGTGTGGTCCAACAAAAACTTCTTGACCGGTGGCGCAGTCGAGTCCTTGCGTTTGCAGGGCCTCGACACAGAAGAGCGCTACCTTGCCACCACCACAGAGCTGGCCAAGCAGATGAGCAAGGCTGTGCCGCTCCTGTCGCCCATCCAGATCGAGCACATTGTGCGCGGTTACTTTGGCGTGATGCCTCTGGCTGCCGTGGCCGCTGCCAACAACTTGTTTGCGCGTGAAGACAAGGGCGAGAAGCCTGCAGGCCGTGCGTCGGACCTGCCGCTTGTGGGCACAGCTTTCCAGAAGAAATACGGCGGCGCAGATGCCGACGTGGTGTTCCGCGAAGTCGATGAAATCCTGCAAACTCGCAACACCTTCAACGACATACTCAAGAGCGGTCGTAGGGAAGAAGCGGTTGAGTACCGCGACAAGCACCGCGTCGAGCTGGCCATGGCCCCCGCCGCCGGGCAGTACCGTCAAGTGATCGGCCGCATCAACGAAGACGTTCGCCGCACACAGGGGCGCAACGACCTGACGCCAGAAGAGAAGCGCTTGCGCTTGGACGAGCTGGACAAGGCCAGACAGGGCCGGGCGGAGGCGTTTATCAAGATGCAGCGGGCAATTGAGGCGCGGCAAGGCGCGGACTAAGGCTGCTTGGGAGGGCGGTAAAACCAAACCCCAAGCATCCCGTCCTTGATGACGGCCACGGTCTTGATACGGAGGCGCTGAGCTACCGCTGAGCGCAACCCGAGTTCTCGGGCTTTCTCCGTATCAATGGCCGGTACGAAGAAGCCCTCACCCGGCTTCAGGGTCGTCCACGGATAGTTTGTCTTCATCGACGCTGTCCGCTGGGCGGCTCACGTGCATTACGTTGACGCGCATGGTCGGGCCATTGGTCCGGGCCAGCATGTCTTTCTTGGTGTACGTCACCTTGAACTGTGCCTCAAGCTGCTTCTTGAAGTCCGTGTAGCCGAAGCTCATGGACACGCAATGCTGCTTGAGCAGTTGTTCCTCAATGAAGTACTCAACGTACCCGGGCTGCAGCGTGGCATGCTCAATACGCCCCAGCACCTTGCTGCGCGTGATCGAGGTGTCTCGGGTGTCCCGGCCATCGCCCCACGTGGCCAGCAAGCTCTTGCCCTCCATCTTGCGGATGACAATGAAGCTGCCGTAGTTGTCTCGGGTATACGCGTTGAGCACGTCTTCCGCCGTGCGCACGTTGCGCCGCAAAACGCCCCGGGCCTTCTTGACCATGTCGTACAGCGCCTCTGTGACGCCCTCGATGGGCACGGCCAGAATGTTGGCGTACTTGGGACCCATCAACACAGCTGCCGTGATGATGGAGGTGCACCCGGTGTGCCAGTACCGCTCGTCATCGTCGAACTCCATACGCGCCTTGAGCTTCGCATGCACACGTTGCCACATCTCAGCGCACTCTGTCTGGTGCGTCACCATCCAGCGGACCCAAGCCTCACCCGCAACGCCGTAGTTGGTCTTGATGTTCTTGAGCACGCCGCGCTCGTCGTCCGAGAACACCAACGCTTTGTTGGGCGTCCACTCCAGCATGCGCAGTAGCTCGCCGTTGGAGCTGTGCTTACGGGCTCCTGACATGTAGTCGGTCAGGTGGGTGTTGGAGGTCATGGTGCACGAGAGCTTCCACGTGCTGTTGTTGATCCGCTCCTTGTTGGCCCCGGACTCCATGCGCTCCTTGCCTTTGCCCTCAGTCACGTCAAAAATGAACCCGGGGGCCCACTCCAGATCAGCGCGTTGCTTGCCGGTGATTTCGTCGATCAGCAGGGGCATGCTGTTGAGCAGGCCAGCGCGTTGTTGCAGTGCCACGGGGGAGGTGCCCTTGCTGGTGCGGTAGTGGATTGGGTGCCCCCAGACGCCCGCCTTGGCGCTCAGCGTGAGTGACTTACCCGTTCCTGACTCGGTGGAGCCGATGTGCCACACGAAGCCCTCGTACTCCGAGAAGTGCAGCAGCGGGCAGCCGAAGCTGTCCAAGCACATGGCCAGCATGGTGTGCATCTTGCGCCGCGCCAGCAGCGCCCAGAACTCGCGCCAGCCATCCATGGTCCCAGCGCTGCCCGTGTTGCTGTTGATGTTCTCCAGCCCGGGCATGGGGACGGTCAGCTCACGGCCATCCTTGGTGAACACCCTGTAGTTGTAGACGAACGAGCCGTCCTTTTGCCAGCCCGCTTGCTGCGGCACGTCCACCGCTCGCTTGGACAGAGACGCTTCTTCAACGCAGGCCCTGACGTAGTCGAACAGGTTGGCGTCATTACCTTTGCCAAAGCTGGCGATGACGTTCTGGCTTGCCAGAAACTTCACGGTCTCGTCCTTGGACACCACACACTTGCTGGGCAGCATGATGTTCTTGGCCCCGTCCGGGCGCAACGCGATCAGGTGCACCACGTAGTCGGCCTCTTGGCGCAGCATATCAACCACAAACAAGTCGTACGCAAGTATCTGCACCTGTTTCTTGGACTTGGTGCCATCGTCGTTGTCCACCATGCGATCGCAGTACACGCCGCCGTTGGTGCCGTACGAGAACCCGCGCGGGGGCTTGGGCCGTCTGACAATTTGATGGGGGGTTTCGCCGCCCACTTCGCTGGCCACTTCGGTCAGGTCGAACATGGCGTCCACGTCTTCCTGCATGCTGTCGTGGTGCGGCGGCGCAAGCGGGATGTCTTTCTCGGTGTTGTCGGTCTTGAGTTCACGCCCGAGCGCCAGCGGGTTGGTGATCTTGCCGAAGTGTGGGCAGCTGTTGCACAGCCCCGGGTTCTCGCCGTCCATCTTCGTGCAGGGGTACGGCCCTTTGATCTCGGCCAGCTTCTGGCGCATGCGCTCGGCGGGGTAGGGGTGCAGGTCGCTCAACCACTTGGACCAGTCTTCGCCGTCCTCACAAACTTTGGTCCACGAAAGCAGCCCGCGCCATATTGGCTCAAGGCCGTCTTCCTTGGGGTTGGCAATGTAGTTGGCCAACTGCGCGCAGCCAACGCCAGCCTCGGTGCGGGCGTGGATGTTTTCAAACAGCGTCACGCTGTTCTGCATGAGCTTGACTTGCGCTGCGTTGGGCTCACGCTTGAGTCGACGTCCGGGAATGGCCTCGAACTTTGGCGCTTGCATTTCGGGCACCAGAACGGCATTGATGAGTGTTCCCATTGCCTCCAGCGAAAAAATGCCTCCCGTGCTCATGAGCTTCACAGGGCGGGGCGTGTCGTACTTCTTCTTGAAATTGGTGGTGCCCGGCACGCGCAGCACGCGGGCTGAGTCGGCTGTCACCGTCATGTCGATGCGCAGGTCTTCCTGCTTGCACAGCCGCTTGAAGTTCTCAGCAACAGGTTTCCAAGAGGTGATGTCGACCTCTTTGTCCAGCGGCCAGTAGCAGTGCAGCCCACCGCCCGAACCCACTACCCACGGGGTGCCCAGCGCGGCCAAGCCGGTCTTGTCCAGAAACGCGCTGAGCGCCAATGCTGCGGCCTTCTTGGACGCGTACCCGTCCATGTCAACAAACAAGGCCTTCACGAATTGCGCGTTGTCTGCCAAGCGTGAGCCGGTCTTCTCAAACGTGGCCAGCGCGAAGTAGACGTCCTTGTTTGCGCCGTGCCACTTGTTTATGGCGGGGTCCAGCCCCTCGATGTCTTCTGCATACTTGTGCTCCTTCTTTGTTGTGCTCAATTCGGCCGCGCAATAGTACCCGTGGCCCGGGGACGGCAGAACAGCCGCTAAGAAATCCAGCGGTGTCATAAAAATCCTTGGGTTGGGTTACTTGCCGTCGTCCAGCAACGCCTCGAAGCGCTTGCAGATTTCCTCTGCCCACTCTGGGGACAGCTTGTCGTAACCGGTCAGGTGCGCGTAGTCCAGAAGCTCTTGGTCGGTCAGCTGTTGTGGTCGAATGCCTTGCATGCTTTACTCCATGCCTCCTCGGCCGTGCCGGAAGACTGCAAAATTTGAACGAGAGACGTCACCGTTGGTCGGTACGCCACGAAGACTTCGCCGCCGCTGAACCAGTTGTAGATCGTCTGACGAGACACGCCGGTCAGCTCAGAAATCTTGGTCACGGGGAAGTTGAGATACACGGCCCAGCGCCCAAGCTGGTTGCCCAGCGTCTTGGGGGCGCTCTGAACCGCGTCAATCACTTGTTGGGAATATGCCATGGTGTTTAGGTGGGGGTACTCGCTGCGTCTGGCCGTGGACCGTATGAGATCGTTGCACCAGCATCCGCTTTCCCCCCGATTTAATTACTCGTCGTCCCAGTCATCGACCATGGAAGCCAAGTTGGACTTGGCTGCTGGCACAGCGCTCGGCTTCTTCTCTTCCGTGCGCACGACTGGCTCTTCTGGTTCTTCGGCAACCGGCTCCGCCTTGGGCTTGGCTTTCGCTTTGGCCTTGGGTGGTGGAGCTGGGGCTTCGTCTGCATCTGCTGCGGGCGCTGCCTCGGCCTTGGCCTTGCTTGCTGCAGGGCGCTCACCGCCAATGCTTGGATCGGCAGGCTTGGACACGTTGTCCATCTTGGCCACGCTCATGGTGATCGCCTTGATGGCGTCGTCGGAAGCGCCTTGCTCCTTGATGTTCGGATACTCGTCGTCGGTCAACCAGCGCATGGCCTTGAAGAACAGCTTGGGCGACTCGGACGCTGTGTCGAACTTCATGCGCGTCACAACTTCGGACGGGTCAATGTTCTGTGCGGCCAAGTAGCGAGCGTACGCTTGCAGTGGGCGGTTGTCGCCAGTCTCTTTGCCGAAGATCGAAGTCGCAGGCAGCGCCAGTTGCAGCACATCACCTTCTTGGTCATTGGCCAGCACGACAGCCAGACGCTGTTGGTAGCGGCATGCACGGCTTTGGCCTTGGCCAGAACCAGCAATGTTCTGTGGGCACTCGGAGCAGGTCGAGGCTTGCTTGTTCTCGCTGTCAGGGCTTGGCTTCTCGCCGTCAGCCGACCAGCAGTCTGGAGGTGCTGGGTTCTCAGCATCGTACTTGGCCATGTAGAACACGCGAGACACCTTGGGCGCAGCGTTGACGACCACCACGTCGAGATAGCGCTCGTCGATGGCAGCAACTTCTTTGCCGTTGTTTATCAAGCGAAACACGCCGCCTTTGATGGAGATGCGAGGGCCACCACCGCCACCACCCGCAAGGGCTTTGGCCATGGCCGACAGTTCACCACGCGCTTTGGCAAAAGCGGGGACTTGGGAAGGGTTGAAGAGCGTTACGTTACTCACTTTGATTCTCCTGTTGAAATTTACTTTGTGGGCTTGCGCACACTGATTGCGTACTCGGTCATCGAGTTGAGACCGGGCGGGACAACACCGGGGTTCTCTTCCAAGAACGTGCCCATGTTGGTCTGCGCAATGCGCTTCTCCAACAAGTCGATGGCGTCGTGCTCTTTGATGAACTCTTTGAACGAGTCCCAGTCTTGTGTGTTGTAGCGTGTCTTGGTGGACAACACCACAGTGCCGTTCTCGGTGCGCACGGAGCTGACACCCATCACGAGCATCTGATCCTTGAGCGCCGTCTTCACAGCGTCTTGTTGGCGTTTGATTTCTTCGACTGCCGCGTCGTATTCAGTGGTCAGTTCCTGAATCTTGGCAGCCATCTTGCGGTACACCTTGGCCAGTCTGTCCATGGGGACAGCGGCCAATGCTTCGGCTTCAGCTCGGCGCTCGGCCGTGGTGCTTGCGGTGGGTGCTTCGTCGTCTATTTCAGTCATTTGCTTCTCCTAAAAGCGGTGGGGGGTTTGTCTAAGATTTGACATCATACATGTGTTTTTTTCGCATGCAACTCCTTTCTTCAAGAATTTTTTACTTCGCTGTCGAACAAGCCAACCAGCAACGTGTTGTCAGAAACCTTGGTTTTCATGGCCCCAAAAAGTTTCTTCTCGATGGGGCTCGACTCGATGTGCACCACGGTGACTTTGTCGGAGTCCTGCCCCTTGCGGTCGGCTCGGGCGATGCACTGGATGTATTGCTCCACGCTCATGAGCGGGCCAAAGAACACCACCGTGTCAGCTGCCGTTAAGGTAATGCCGTGGGCAGTGGCCGCAGGCTGCATGACCAGCACTTGGATGGTGGGCGTGTTCTGGAAGTCGTGGATGATGCGCCCACGTTTGGACGCGTTCACGTCGCCGTGGATTTGCTCGACGCCGTAACCCTTCTTGGTCAGGTGGCGCACGATGGTGTCGATGCTGCTGCGAAACAGCGCGAAGATGATGACCTTGCGGTCCGTCTCCTCCAGCACCTCCTCCAGCACGCTCAAGCGCGGGCCTGCGTCGAACTCCACAACTTCTTTGTCGTCGGTATATGCCGCGCCGCACGAAATCTGCAACAGCTTGTTGACGGCCACACCCGCATTGACGGCGCTGATCGTCTCACCCGCTGCGCGCACCATGAGCTGCTCCTTGAGCATCTTGTAATACTTGTTCTGCTGCGGGGTCATCGGCACTTCACGCGTCACGGTCAACACCGGGGGCAAGTCAAGGCACTGCGCTTTTGTGAAACGTATTGCTGGCTGCAAGGCGCTGAACACTGTGTCGCGTGCATCGGGCTTGGCTGCCCACTTGAACATGGTCAGCTTGTTCATCACCTTGTCGCGCCACGCCGTGAAGAACTTGGGCACGCCACCGGGGTTCACCAGCTTGGCCAAGCCGTACGCATCCACGGGTGACTGCGAGGCCGGTGTGCCCGTCATCATCCACAGGTACGTCTCGGGCTTGAGGATCGAGTTCAGCGCCTTCCAGCGCCGCGTGCCCGGGTTCTTGTACGCGTTGGCTTCGTCTACGATGACCAGATCGAAGCGACCATCTGCATTGATCTCGTTGGCGATCAGGTTCAGGCCGTCATAGTTGGCAATGACGATCTCGTAGTTCTTCTGGATCATCTCAATGCGGCGCGATGCCTGCGCATGGTGGGCCACCACAGCGGAGCGGTGGATGATGCTGCTGTTGATGTCACCCATCCACGCGCTGTGCATGATCGACAGGGGGCACAGGATCAACACACGCCGCACGTCACCGCGCTTCATGAGGTAGTCCGCTGCCCACAGTGCGCTCAGCGTCTTGCCGGTGCCGGGATCGTTGAAACAGAATGCGCGGCGGTACAGCGTGAGGAAGCTGGCTGTGTCGACTTGGTGATCCATCGGCTTGTATCGGCCGGGCCATGCGTACTTGCGTGTGATGGGGGATGGTGCGTTTTTCACGCCGAGGTTGCGCAGCACGCGCATCTCGTCCAGTCCCCAGTACACGGCCACTTCATATGTGCCGTCGTGCTCAGAGAGCACTTTGTGTTTTGGGATGACGCTGTACTTGTGTGGGTTGCGTGTGCGCACCACCAGCGCCTTGTTGTCAATGATCTGCATTACGCGTCTTCTTTCAAACGATACCAGCCTTCAAACATCTCAAACATGTTGGCTTTGTTCAAACGGTCAAAAGCGTCCGTGTAGAAGTCTTTGCCGGGTTCTGGTCGAGGACGGTCTGCGTCGTACCACGCATCCCCGTGCTTGATCCGCCACAACGTGACAAGTTGCGCCAGCGGGACGTTAAACGCCTCAATCTCGTTGGGGTTGAACCTTGGCCGTTTTTGTTTCATGCCCCCCAGTCCTTGTTGCGTTGCGTATTGCTCCTCGTAGTCCGCCTGCGATCCGGGGTAGGCCCCGCCAAATACACTGTTCATCAAACTCATGTTGCACTCCTATGCTGGTTTTCTACAAACGAACCGCGCCCGGTTCGTCAGGTAATGTGTTTCAAGTTTGCCCATAGCTTTGAGCCGCTTGTAGGTGAGTCCGTAGAACTCCTCGGCAAGCACGTCTTTGACGTCTACCCATTCGTTTCCATAACGTGCTACCCAGAGATTGAGTAGCGTCTCTATCGGTGTGCTGAACGGCAGGCTTTCAAGGTCTTCCATACTTACCTCCACGTCGTTTGAAATGACGCCGTCAGGCGCACGGAAAGTTCCTGTTGCGTTAGAAGGGCTGGAGAAGCCGAAGGCAGTGTTCGTAGCGCCGCTTGTAAGAACTTGTCCGGCAGAACCCAAACTGGGCGAAGTGTAGATACTGGGCATCACTTTACTGGGCATCACTTGATCGAGTGGTCGCTATTGCGATCAAACGTCCGGTTCTGGCTCTTGGGTATTGCCTTGAGGTTCTTGCGCGTCGTGGTGCCGCCTTTGGACAGGGGCTTCTTGTGGTGCACGTCTTTGCCGTCACCCTTTTCCACAACGCCTTCTTTCATGAGCATGCGCCGGGCCTTGTTGCTTTCAGCACGCGACTTCTTGGCTTTCGTGGTCTGCGCGTATGGTGGGTATGTGTCGCGGTCTTTGGGGTTCTTGTAGGGCATTTCAGGCTCCTTAGTGTTTGGGGTTGAATTCGCAGCCAGTGACTTGGCACCAGCCGCATAACGGGGTTTGGTTTGGGTTCCACACGTCGTTGGCAAAAGACGCTTCGAGCCGCGCCGTGCGCTCACGGTAGCGCCACCACGCCGCAGCCTTCTGATCACGCGTCATCTGCAACTTGACCATACTGTTTTTCACGATGAAGAGCAAGGCCGAGTTGACTTTGCGGATGTGCGGGAAGTACTCGAACACCATGCAGGACATGAGCACGAGCTGGTCACGGTCAGGGTACTTGTTGTTGCCCGTCTTGTAGTCGCCCACCCACGCCGTCAGGTTGTCGTCGTCAACGATCAGGATGTCAGCAATGCCGCGCACCCACACGTCTTTGGACTTCCACTCAGTGGGCTTCAAGTCCACGGTCAGCGCCATCTCGAACTCAGCCAGCTTGCGCCCGGGCTTCTTGATAAGCGCATCGGCCACGTCCTTGAACTGCTCGTGCTCAGGTGGGATCGGCTTGCCGTCCCGGACATACAGCTCAAGCGACTCGTGCACTTGGTTGCCGTAGCGCGTGGCCTCGGTCTCTTGGAAAGGGTATTTCTTCAAGACCTTGACCTCGTGGTAGCGCCGTGCGCAGCCCTCAAAGTCTTTGAGGGACGAGTGTGACCAAGCTGGTTTTTTCATATCTGTCTTTGTTCCGTAAAAAATAGTTGAACGCGTCTTCAAAGCTGTCCGCTATCACAGGAATTGGGTAGCGGTCTCGGACTGTGGCTGGCGGGTTTGCGTACAACCAGCCCCGCTTTGTGTGCTCAGAGTCAAAGGCCGGGTGTGTGACTGTCCAGCCCAACAGCTCCATGACGTCGACCTTGGTCTGCTCCTCAGAACTTTGCGGAACGTATCGCATCGTTGAGCCTCTTGGAAAACGCAGTGACAAACTGTTCGTTAGATTCGAGCTTGCTGCCCATGTCGTGCAAGATGGCGTGCGTCACCTCGTGCCAGAAAGTCTCGCTGCGCTGGCGCTCGGAACGTGCGGTGCTGCGGCCCCCCGTGCGTATCTTGAACGCAACACGGATGGTTTGTCCGTATGTCACGCTGCCTGCGCGGTCGGGGGGTATCAGCATGTACGGCTGCACCACTGGGTAACGCGTTTCTCCAACGCGGATTGATTTTGGTAGTTGCATAGTTGCTCTCCTTGGTCAGTTTTTGGCCAACCCATATCGACGGTGTGCGCCACCGTCAGCGGCCAGAGGAATCCCCGGCAAATACTTTGGCTCCATAGTCATTTGCGCCAAGACCCAAGTCTTAGCGAAATCAACTTCATCGTCCGGCACCACAGCAATCAGCTCGTCGTGCACGGTGCCCTTCACAGGGTACTTCTTGTCGACGCGCAGCATGCCATCAGTCATCACAATGCGGGCTACGCCCTGCACAATGTTGTTCGTTATCTTACCAGCATACAGCTTCGTTGCGTCATCGCCGTACACCCACTGCAAGCCGCCTTCCTTCTCGTTGCCGTCCTCGTCCTTGACCTTCTCCCTGACTTGTCTCAGGTTGGGGTACAGCAGGCTCATGCCGTTGGGCAAAACGATTTCTTCTTTGCGGAAGATGACGCATTTATACGTGAACTCGTTGCCGCCGTAAAGTGAGCGCTCGATCAACGACCCGCACATATCCCAGAACGCCACCACAGGCCACGCCGTGGCGCGGTACTTGTCGATGATCATCTTGGCCGCTATGCAGTGCACCAGCAGTTCGTCGTCTGTGCAGGTGCGCGGAATCTCCATCATCTTCTTGACGTTGTCGTCCCACTCAAGAAACTTCTGTATGTACGTCGTGGTAACGCCGAGCTTCTTTGCAAAGTCTTTGTTGTAGCGTTGAGGCGGCGCACCGAGGAAACCCACGAGTAGCTGGGCGGCAAATGAAGCCCAGCCCAGTCCGTAACCACAGCCCAGAAGCGCGGACTTTGCCGACTGGCGGAGATCAGGGTGTGACTCTTTTGTAAGGCCCGGTATGTTGAACATCTGAGCGCCGAACGCCGCGTAAGGATCACCGCCCTGCCGGAAGATGAGTAGCATGTCCTCGTAATCAGCCAGCCACGCAAGAACTCGCGGTTCAATCTGTGACAGATCACCGACGACCAGTTGGTGCGCTTCGGGAGCCATAATAGCTTTGCGCAAGAACGATCCTCGCTTGAGGTTCTGCATGTTGATGGCGCTGCCTTTGCTGGCCGTCCAGCGCCCGGACTTGGCACCGTAGTACGAGAGCGGAACAGGTAGTCTTCCGCGCTTCGAGATGTCCAGAAACCGCTGCGCCCGCGTACGCTCAGTGGTCGATTTAACTTTGAGGCGAGCCTCACACAAAGCGGCAACGTCTTCGTTGTCCCCGTTGAGCATCGCTTGAAAAAGCGCGTCATTCTTTGCAAGAGCAAGCGTCTGTTTGCCAGTCGTCTTGCTCTTCTTGTAGGGCGGGGGCATGCCGAGTCCGCGCAGGACTTCAGCGAACTGTTTGTTTGACGCAAGTGAAGATTCGTCAACACCGATCTTTTGTAGGAGTGCTTCACGTTTTTCCTTTTCATCGTACAACGCGTCAGTGAGCATGCTCTGGTCCAGCTCCAGCACCGGGCGCGTGTACATCTTGAGCGTCATGTCGATCAGGCGCAGCTCCTTGGTGGGGTACAGCCCGTTGGACATCCCCGTCGCAGGGTCAAGGCGCATCATCAGCTTGCTGAACACCTGCTCGCACAAATACACATCATGCGCACAGTACGCGGCCAGCTCCTGCTCAGTCTTCGGGTCCAGCTCTTCCATGCCGTTGGTGCTGTGCACCGCTTTGCCTTTGTCGGGCAGGCCGAAGTCACTGGCCAGCTTCTGCAACGAGTTGCCTACTTCGACCCCGCGCAAGGCCCGAGCCATAGAGAGGCTGTCAAAGATAAAACACGGGCGTGCGCCGTAGACCCACTCCATGATCGAGACATCGAACTGCGCGTTGTGTGCGAGCACGGCTGTGCGGCTCCAGTCGATGCTGTTGAAGTAGTCTTGCAAGTCGTCGTGCCTGATCCAAGGCGCTTTGCCTGTTGCTCCGAACTCTTTGGCGCAAGCGCCGAATGCTTTAAAACGTGGGTCACGAATATATTCCTCTGTTGTCATTTTGGAGAGCGTGAAACTTTCTTTGTCCCAGCGCGTCTCGAAGTCGATTGCGATGATCGTGTCGTATGGTTTTGCCATCAGTTGTACATCCCGTGGTCGGGAGCCTCTACTTTGATTTCGTTGACGATAAGTTCGTGGGCTTCGCTGATAAGGCCCGCCACTTCAAACTCGTTGGCGTTGATGCCGACAAGGACACTCTTTGCGCCGTCAGACAGGATCAACACGCCGCCGAACGTCGCATCTTTTCCATAACACGTTGCCAGCAACGTCAGCACGCTGGCGAAGTGTTCCTTCTGTTGCGTGGTCATGTCCTGCGCGGCCTTCGTGATGGCCTCCACCGCTTTGTTTGCAATGTCTTTATTCATCGCGCCCCCGTATGAAGTGAATCAACGGCTCCAGCGTGTAGAGGTTCTGCTCGTTGATGACCATTGCCACGCCGCGAGACTCCGTGATTCTGGCTAGGTGGTCTTCTTGCAGCGCGGTGGTTGTGCCTTTGCCTGCCTTGGCCTCGATGGCCACAAACCTGCCTGCAACGCAGCACAGGAAGTCGGGCACGCCGCTGTTGCCGTAGCCTGTGCCGATAGGCATGGCGTAGTAGACGCCCTCGGCGTCAAGTATTTTTCTGATCTTCTTTTTGACCAGTGCTTCTGGCGTTGATGCCATGGTTGCTTCTCCGTGATGTGTTGGTAAAAGATCGGGGGTACGGGTAGATTCAGCGCCCCCGCCGCTGTGAGGAGTTGGTGAGCTGGGTAACGCGAGCTGAGCGCCCTCTCACCGACAAAGCGTACTTGCATCTACCGGGCTTGTACGCGTTGTGCAACCATGAACTCAGCTCTCGTGTTTGCTACAAATTTCGTCCAGCTTCATCTTGTAGTGCTGGGCTTTGTTGCCGTCGTCAGTGCCTTCTTTCTTGCCCTGACGCATGGCGTATTTGATGATGTTCCCTTTGAGGAAACCTTTGAATTCTTCGGGCGTGAGTACCGCCTCCATGACATGCCAAGGCTGCATGCCCATGTCTTTGTAGTGCGTGCCGCCGATCTGCACGGTGTCGGCTGTTGTCTGTGTCATGTTGCTACTCCTGAAGTTATTACTGTTCGTGTTTGTCCAGTCTTGGATTGTATGTCAAACGGCATGCGGGGCCTCCACAATAGGGCGCATCTTCTTCAAGCGCAAGCTCTCCATGACATCGGCCATGGCGGTCTCAAGCTGCTTGACGGTCACGGTCTCAAGCTGCGCATCATGAACCTCAATGAGCAGGTTCAAAGCCACAAGCTCCGGGCCTTTGGCGACAAACCGAAAGCTGTTGGCCACACCCCGGCGGGCCAGCGCAAGGATGGCATCTTGACCGGCGCGTATCTCCGGCTTCCAGTCCTCGCCTATGCCCCGGTTGGCCAGCGCTTCGGTGATGTTTGCAGCGTCAATCAGTGCGTCGATGTCGAAGCGCGTGGCTGCGCCAAGGCGCAGGTTGTTCATGGCATCGTGGTTGCGGATTTTGAGCGTGGTGCCTGCGCTGATCTCGTCAACTTTTTTCAGGCCCGCACGCACCCACGTCATGGTGTCCGGGATGATCTGCCGGGGTTTGTACTTGCTACGCTTTCTCACGGCTTCTCCTTCAAAACAATTTTCTCCAACTTCTCCACAGAAAGACACAGGTCTTCGTGCAGGTAGTCAGGCAGTTGGGTCTTGGTGCTGAACGCCCAGCTCTCCATCGCGGACAGCAGCTTGATCAGTTTGAGTGCGTCTTCTTTGGTCATGTGTTCCCCCTTGCTCGGATGTGTCTCGCAATGGTTTCGGTCAGGTTTTTGGTCAATTGCTGTGGGGTGAACTCGTGACCACCCGGGACAAAATCCCAACCTTCACACACCTTTGCACACGCCTCACGCTCATCAGCACGAACAAGCTCGGCAAAGGCTTCAAGGTCTTCGCGGCGCTCAAACGTGTGGTAGCTCCCATCTAAAGGAAATACAGCACCTGCTCTACGCGCCATCTCAATCACATCTCTCATAAACAACTCCTCAATGTCAACAGGCCCAGCATCAGCACGATGAAGGCCCACAGTATCCAGATCAACTGCCCGTCAGCCGGGGTTGGCTTGTCTTCGTCTTCGTTCATTTGATGATCCTCCTGAACGCGCCGCATCGGGCGCACTTGTACATACCCGGCCCAGTGATGGGCTCCCATCGGTGTTGGCATTCGCGCATATCAACCCCCGAAGATTTTGCGCAGCTCATCGTACAGCGCACGGGCTTGCTTGATGCTCAAGCTGTTGAGCAAATTCTCCGCGTTCCACACCAAGTCAAAAGTGTTGACCTGCGGCGCGGCTTCTGTCTTGACTTCCGGTTTGGCTTTTGGTTTTGCTGCCTTTGCTGCCTTTGGTGCGGGGGTTTGATCGGCCTTGCTCCGCTGTGTCTTCAAGGGCTTGTACTCCGAATGTTGTGCAAATATAAAGCCGTCACGGTTGACGATGTGCCCTTGCTTTGTGAACTGGCCTATCAGTGAGGACGTGGAGCCCTGTTTGTAGCCTTGCGCTTCGAGCGCGTTGAGAATTTCTTTGCGGGTCTTGCCGGGGTGCTTGACGATGTAATCGAACGTGGCGCGTGTCACGTTGTTGGTTGTGGTGAAGAACTGTCTGGGCATGGTTGCCTCCTTGGCTTTGGTGGTGATGGATTCGATAGCGGCTTCGCCGCCTTCGTCGTCCCAATCGGCGGGCAGTTGCGGATCGGGTTGGGCTTTTGCGAGCGCTTGCTCAAACGCGGTCTTGATGTCTGGCATGATGAATGTTCCTTACTTGGTTGCGATCTGGTTGATGGGTACGGCGAGGAGCCACTTGTTTCCGAGCAGGCGCAGCGAGCGAGCCCACTGGCGCATGTTGTGTCGCTGCACATGGACTGGTGCCCAGTCGTTGCAGAAGTTCTTACGGGCGAGGGTCAAGAATTTCGTGTTCATAGTGTGAACCTTCCTTTCGGAGTTGTTTGCCTAAAAGGTTGCACGATGTTGTGCAACAGCTTGTTGACAGGCCGAAGCCCGTGTTCGACAACGATGTCGATGTCGTTCTTGATGCCGAACAACGTGGTGAACGTCTCCAGCATTGGGTTGAGTTCCCTGCATGCGAACCACAACGCGTCCTCTAAGTTCAGCGCGTCGTCGATAACATAGTCTCCGAGTTCAACACGCACGCTGAAGCTCCCGATACGTGCGCTGTATCCGATTTTGTCCGGGTTGAGCCAAGAGCGCTGCGCCATCTCGATGAAGCCAACAACGCCTATCTTGTCGCGCCACGATGTCAGCTCCGCGATCCGTCTCGTATCAGCAAGAACGAAGCGTGCGTACCAAGTCGCTTGCGGTAGGAAACCCCTAGCTAATGGCACCGTGTCTATCTTCAAGCCTTCCAACTTAAAAGGAGAATTTGTTGAGGATGTCATCGACGGCTTTCTTGGTGTCTTGGCGCAGCGCTTCATCTTTGCGCAGGTCGGTGGGTGCGATACCGCACAGTGCCTTCTCCAACGCGCTGCGTGCGGCTTCGAGGTCCAGATCATTGACCACGTTGAGCGTCTTGGTCAAGTCGCACAGCTCCAAGGCACCATCGACAAGGCTGTCGTGGAACCTGCGAGGCTTGGCTTCACCCTGCACGTAGTCGGTAGTGAGGCGGTCCGACATGCGCTTGAGGTGGTCACCGATACGCTGGCGCACGTCCTGCATGGCCGCGTCCACACGCTCTTGTGCCACACGTTCGAGCTTGGCCTTGATGTCGTCCATCGCAGCGTTGCCCACATCCACACGGAAGTCACCCGCCGTAGGCACGGGCAGGTAGTTCACACGGAAGGCAAACTTGGTCATGATCTCGTTCTGTGAGGGGAAGTCGTTGCGCTGAAACATATCACCCAAGGCCATGGCCTGCGCTGTAATGAGCGTGGGGTAGATGTTGACGAACGACTCGACCATCATTGCGAACTCGTCCTCGAAGTCGTTCATCTTGGTAGCGAAGCGCTCGAAGTTGGCAGTAGGCAGCAAGCGCAGGCCCGAGTCAGACCATGGCAGCGTGTGGTCGTACACGTAGGTGCGAGCACGGCCGATCATCTGTTGAATAACCTCCAGCTCTGTGCGCCCTGCAAGCAGGTGCTTGTTGACGCGTGCTGCATCCTTGGCCGCAGCGTTCTTGGATGTGACGATCTCGTCTGTTGCGCCCCTGTCCAGCTTGCGTGCGGTCCACACGCTGGCGTTGAATTCGGTGAGCATGGCGCAGGTGTCGATGTTGTAGCGAGTTGTGTTCATGGTTGGTTCTCCTTAGTAAATGTTGGATGCGTTGGTGAAGTGTTGCTTGACTGCGCGCAGTGCGATGCGCTCAATTTGGGCTTGTTGGTACGAGACAATATTGGTGCTGACTTCGTGCATGTGGACCTGCAAGTAGTTCACAACGATCTTCTCCACTGCATCGACGACTGCGCGTTGTATTGCCTCGTCGTGATCTGCGAGCAAGACCGTGTTGGCCAGTGCGTTGGGTATCGGTTGGTTCATGGTTGGTTCTCCTGTTGTTGGTACATCATTTCGCAAAGCAGTATGGTGCTCTGCACCATCTGCCGTTGCTCGTCAGCGCTGACTGCGTAGAAGTCGTGCATGAATGCCACGACTGGTGGGCTAAAGCCCGGCTCCGAGTAGGTGCCGTAGATGATCTGCCCTGATTGGTTGAACGGGGGCCTGACAAAAAGGGGGCGCTCCCCTCGTCGGTACTGCCCCCTCGGGCGGAAGTCGAAGTCAATGCCTTTGCTCATGCTGCACACCTCACAAGGTTGATGCACGTATCACGCAGCGCGTTGGTGAGAGGTGCGCTGGTGGTGAACGCAGCCAGCACGTACGTGGTGCCGCTGCTACGGCACTTGGCCTCCACTGCGTACATGTAAGGTGTCCCGAAGTGCTGACGCCTGACCCGGAAGTCAAACATGTCCTCCGTGGGGGGCTTGAACAGTCTCCACTTGACCAGCTCGGGCTCGCTCATGGACGAATCCTCAACACCTTGCCTGCGCGTGGCATGAAGTCTTCGTTGTCCACGACACCCCACAAGGTCGGCATGTCGGTCATGCGGTAGTCGGACTCGATGTAGCCATCGGTCAGCATGATGACAGCCTTGGCCTTGATCTTGTGCTCGGCCACGTAGTCAGCAACACACGACACAACGGTGCCGCCACCGCCCTTGGGTGCAAGCTGCGTGGCAATGTCTTGGTACTGCTCGGGCTTGAACACCTGATCGCCGCACACCTCCGTGTCCCACCACAACATGCGCACGCTGTCTGGTCGTGTGTTCTGCACGATACGCGCCACTTCACCGAACACAACAGGGTACGCCCAGTGCATGGAGCCTGACGTGTCGCACGCAATGACGATCTCGCCAATGTTCTCGTCGAAGTGCGAAGGCATGATGAAGCCGGACGCAAGCAAGCGCTTGTTGGGTGGGCAAAAGCGTGAGTTCTCGTCGCCAACGCACACAGAACTGATGAAGTCCTGCAACGCATCACGCCAGTTGGTCACGCGCTCCTGCGCTGTGCCAAGGATGTCACGGCCACCCTCTTTATCGCCACGCATCTTGCGCACAAGCAACTCGCCTTGGCGGTTGGCATCGTCGACCATCTTGCCCAGCTTCTCGGACTCCTCGGGTGTCATGGGGTCACCACCACCCTCGCCGTTCATCTGGTGGTCGTCCATGGCCTGCGGCTGTTCGTCGGCATCCTTGAGCAACTCTTGCAGCACCTGCGGGTACGACATGCCCTTGAACTTCTCGTCGAACAGAATCTTGATCTTGGCGGGGAAATCCATGAACTTGCGCTCAGGGTCAAGCTCGTCGATCAGGCCGTTGACCACGTAGTCCATGGCCGCGTTGTTGATCTGCGGACCGAAGCGCTTGCTGTACCCAATGTACGCTGGCAAGACGCAGTGCTTGAGCGCCACGTGGAAGTTCTCGTGCAGCACAACGAAGCGCAGCTCCTTGCGTGTCAGGTCACTGATGAACGCTGTGCCGTACAGCTTGTCCTTGCCGTTGGTTGCAGCAGTGGGCATGTCATCACATGCCTCGGACTTGCCCATGCACACGATGCCGGACAGCAGCGCGAACTTGTGGTGACGCATCACGTCGATGTTGCACGCTTGGATTTTCTGGTTGGGGGTAAGTTTGTCAAAGCTCATGGTTGCTTCTCCTGTTGTTTAAGGTTCAGTTCGGTCGGATGGTAAAGCTCCGACATCTTTGGTTCGTGGTGGATCACGACAAAGTCAGACACACCGAAGTGCATGGCCCACAAGAACGCGACGGTGTCACGTGCTGCGATCACCATGTCCTTGGTGTGCGTGGCCTTGTCGAAGAACTCACGGTGAACAAGGCGCAGGGCCTTGTCCTTGATGCCGCGCCCTGCATACAGCGAGACAGCTGCCTTGCCCTTCGATGCGGTCAGCCACACCTTGGACACGATCACGATCTCGCCGTCAGCGTTACGGCAAAACAGGTTGATGTTCTGCGACTTGTCGTAACGTGCTGTCATTTCAGCTTGCTCCTCAGTGCGTACTCAGTGCCGTGCTTCACAGCAAACAGATCGCACATGGTTCGCAGCATGCGGTGCTTCTCCGCCTTGGGCGTGTCACGCGGCACGAACATGCGGTGCAAGATGGTGCGCTGCGCGATGCCGTGCCTTCCGGCCAACACCGTGGGGTGCCAGAAGCCGTACACGGAGAGCATTGCCCACCCCTCCTTGTACGCCGCTTTAGCGTCGAGCCGCAGCGCCCCTTTCGGGGTACGCAGCAGCTTGCTGACGTCTATGTCCACATCCACATAGTCGTACTTGTTCATTGCGCGTACTGTGCTCATGACTTACTTCGTGCTGAAGAAAATCTTGTGCGATGCCAAGAGCGAACCGAAGTTCGTCAACGACACATAGTGCGCAATGTTGGACGAGTTGGCCACGCTGTTGCAGAAGATCGACTGCATCTCTGTGCGCATGCGCAGCACGTACTCAACAACCTTGGCCGCATCGTCGCGCTTGTCAACGCGTGAGACGAACTGGAACACCTGCACAAGCTGCGCAGTGGGGTTGTCGGCCAGCGGCGCAGTCGCAGGGTCTTTGAGCACACGTTCGAGTGAGCAGATGTCACGGCCAAAGCGTACGAATGAAGACAGCGCCTCAGCAGTCGTGGCACCCAGCGTACCGATCAACGCAGCCTCAAGCGTGTCATCGTCGAGCACACCGTCACCAGCATCGAGCACGTCACCCGCTGCAACCAAGCTGCGCGGCGTAGCATATGCCAGTGCCATCGAGCGAGGATTGAAGATGTAGCCGTTGTCCTTGGACTGATCCTTGCCCTCGTGCTTGCCGCCCTTCTCGTAGTCGAGGAACGAGTCCATGACCTGAGCGTAGCTGTTGACGAATGCAATCACCGAAGCGTTGACGCCCTTGTCGATGGCCCACTGCACCCACTCGCCAGCGGTAGGCTTGCGCATCTTGACGAACACGAGACGGTTGCGCAGGTGCGCCTGAATGCTATCGCCAAGACCCTCAACAGCCAAGTTGGTTGCACAGAACACCACGCTACCCTCGGGCATGTGGTAGTTGCCAACGCGGCGCTCGTAGATGATCGGGGCCAGCACGTTCTTGATGAACTGCGGAGCCTTGGCGATCTCGTCGAGGAACACCATGATTGGCTTGGCATCGTTGACACCCATCTGATTGGTGCGCGATACACCGAAGCGCTCGTTTGGCAACTCACGTGACACGCCGTTCTCGCGGTCGAGGTCAGGCATCCACACAGAACCATCGGAGAGCTGTGTGCAATCGACAGGGTCAACTGCGATGTGGCCAGCGAACTTGGGGTGCTTCTTGAGCGCGTGGAACAGCGCGGTCTTGCCTATGCCGTTCTCGCCCTCGACGATGACGGTGCGCTTGTCGCCAACAGCGGCGATGAGGTTGAGGACTTGAGTGAAAGAAAGCATTTTGTTCATGATTAAGAACTCCTAGTGATGAAAGAAAAATTGAGAGGTTACTGGGGAGAACCGTTCTCCCCAGTTTTTGATATTGTATCTCATTTGTCCATTGTTTGACAACTCCTTTGCAAAAAGATTGATGAATGTTCCTTCTCTCCCTGACACGTCAGGGGTAGGGCGTGGCTGTGTTGGGGAAGTCTTTCACGTCCATGAACGGGGCCAGTTGGATAGCGTCGGACTTGCGCTTGAGGACGCTGCACTCTCGCTTGGCTATTCTCCACAACGCGTCAGCCAGAACCTTCTCTGTAACGTGTTCCAGTATGGAGTCGTTGGGGTAGCGCTCCGCTGCCTTGGTTGCCTCGTAGTCGAACACGTCCTCGGCCAGCAGCATGAACGCATTGATGCGCCTCTCTTGTGACTCCGGCTTGAGCATGTTGAACAGGTCGGATGTAATCGCCTCCAGTGCTTGGCGTGTGTCGAACCCCACGTTGATACCTTTGAACGGTTCGAGCAAGTCGTAGTCGAGGTACACACGCCCAAGGAATTCGGGTATGCGCATGCAGGCCAGCGTAATGAGGTTCTCCATGTTGGCCCGTGCCCGCTTGTGCGTGGCTCTGTCGTCGGGGCTCATGCGCTTGACGTAGTGTGTTGTGTGCGATGACTTGGCCACGTCGAGGCGCAGGCCGTAGAGCACCTCATGCTTAACCAGCCACAGGTCAGCGCTGAACGAGGAGCCTTTGTCTGGGATGCTGTCTCTGTTGGCGATAGGCACTGCCACAGTGCGCCCGTCCGTCGTCATCCACGTGTTTTGATGGCGCACATTGAGCACGTGGCGCATGAACTGTTTGCTCATGTTGGAGGGGTGCCCGGTGTACAGCACGCGCCGCCCGTCTGCTGTTGGTTTGTAGTAGCGTGCCATCACTGTGTGGTGCAGGCACACGTCGTAGTGCTCGCCCCCGTTGATGCGCTCGATGCGGTAGTGCCACGAGCGGTTGTCCTTGAGCGGGCGTTGGTTGTCGTTCCACTTCTGTGTGCTGCGTGGGCCTTTTGGGCGCGGCGTGTTGTTGAACGTGTTGTGCGCTGACTCCCACGTGGTGACGTTGGGCAGCGTGTGTATGGATGATGAAAACATGGTTGCTTCTCCTAGTGTTGTGTGAGACGACATGTCTCACGGTTGATTACTCGGTAAGAACTTCTTGTATGTAGCGCACGAGACCGCGCACACCGCCGAACTTTTTCCTGATATGGGTGTGGTTGGTCCCAGTACCCCATTCGTTTCCCGGGGGTTTGTGTCGCCACGTACCTGTGGTGGGCCACAGGTGGTACTCGTGCCTGCGGCCGTGCCGGTCTATGTTGTACACGATGATGTGTTCGCCGTGGTTGTGTACAGTGAACTCCAGACCCGCTACCGTCAAGATGGTCGGCGCGACCAAGACCCACTCGTCCGGTGTCATACAAGCGCTCCATCCTCGTCGAACATCCAGCCGTTGGCTTCGGCGGCTTCGATCAGTGACTCCTCACTGGTGAGGTGCTCGTGCTCGGACTCAAGGTCGTCGTATATCTGGCGTGCGTAGGCCTGCGCCTCTTCGAGTATCCACGTCTCAAGGTCGTCGATCAGGTGGTCGATGTCTGCGCCCTTGTACAGTTGGTAGATGTTCGCACGTTGCAGCGGGCCTTCCTCTTGCAAGCGCTCTTCATCGTCCTCGTCGAGGCATTCGAGGTTACTGTAGCTGATGCTCTCAAGGCGCATCATGTTGTCGTGCACGTAGTGGAAGCCACTGCGGTTGACGTTGGTGTAGCGCTCGACCCAGTCGTACCCCTCGTTGAGGATGGCTTGCAGTATGAAGTAGCGGCCGAAGTCGGGGTGATCTTCCTTGAGGTGGTAGTCAAGGAACTCTTTGATGCGCACGCTGCCTGTCCACGATGCGCCATCACCTTGTGACCAGAAGCCTGAGAAGCGTATGTCGTCAATCTCGAAGCCACGTTCAGGCCCGTCTGCTTTGGCGTTCTCGTACACACCGTCCCACCACTCGTGGTCCAGCGATTCGCTGAACCACTGCAACGCCTTGTCCTTGGCGCGTTGGCTGAGTTCTTGGTAGCTGAACTCGGTCTGTTCTGTTTCGGTTTCTTCAGTCATTTGAGTGCTCCTCAATTTCAGTCACGTTGTTCTCGCCGTAGTTGGCGCTGTGGTGTGGGAACAAGCGCCATGCTTTTTCCTCGGCTTGCTCTTTGTCTTCGGCCTGCACCTCGATGGTGTAGAACTCGACTGCTTGGATGTGTACTGTGTACGCTTTCATTGCTCGTTCTCCTTTTGTTGACGGTATGCGTTGAGTGTGTGCCACTTGTCCAGCTCCTTGGTTGACACGACCTGCACTGCGGCGCTGCGCTGCGTATCGAACAGCGCGAAGCGCAACTCGTAGTTGTTATCGTGGCCTACGTACCCGCTTTGTCTGCCCACGTAGTTCTCCTCGATGGTCTCTGCCTGCTCAGCAAGGGCCACCATGGCGTCGAGCTGCTCTGCTGTGAGCAACAGCTCAGCGTTACCGAATCTAATCTTGAATCTCATTTGCTTTCTCCTTTGGTTAAATTGCACAACTCCTGAAGCCTGAACAACACAGGCTCCAGTTCTTTGATGGCGTAGCCGTCACTCAGTGTTTTTAAGTTGCTCTCATTGAGAATCTGCACAGCGTGGCGCACCTTTGCCAGCATGTAGTCCAGCTCGATGTGCCATTCGTGCTCTTGTCCTTCGTTCATTTGCTTTCTCCTTGTAGTTTGATAAGCCA